CGTTGATTGTGCTGTAGCTGCAGCAGCTGGCGGTGCCATAGTGGGTTTGTCCCATCTGGCACACCGCATCACTAAGAAGGCGGAGAAGTCTGCTGATGCAGTCTCAGATTTGGTAAATAAGGCATGCATAATCTGCAGTAATGCAGGTTGTGTGTGTTTTATTTGCCGGCGTACAAGGCGTCGACATAAGTATCTTGCGTTACCCGTTAGGCGTTCTTTCGGGCAGGGTCCCTTTTCCTGGCCACAAGATGGCAAAAGAGAGTGACGGGCACTGCTAAGTGTGTCATTACCCAGTGTGAAAACACGTTAGTTCGCAGGACTTGTTGTTGGCAGGATTGTTGAAGGTAGCCCGAAGTACTATTTGAGGGCTTATTCTTTCGTTTTGCTGTCTTTACGTCAAAACAGCATATTCTTCCCTTTGGTAGAGAGATCTGCCTAGGTTACAGCCCAAGAACCTTGAGGGCAGTCTAACCATTGGTTTGGGCACGTCAAGAGGATAACGGGATCATAACATATTGGTACGGTACCAACGCGGCACGCAACGGACCTAGGCTGAGTGGTATTTTCCTGTGAAAGTATTTAGTGTTGCGCCTTTGGGAGCTGCGTTATCGCACGTAGCACCGGTATTCCACTTGCGAAGGGTGCCGTGGAGGTGAAAGTCCTCTGTTAGCAGAATCGCGGTGCATTCCGCGGAGGCATGGGGGTGCACTCGAATATTGACCCCTACCTGAGCCCGGCTCACCCAACCACCCATGGATACACCAACCACCCAAGCGAGGTCGTCGCAAAACGGCAATGTTTCAGTTTGTGCTGGTGTTACCGATGCCGTAACTGGCTTCGGTGCGCCAATGTTAATGGTGCGTGCTACCGTAGCAAGGAAACCTGTGGAACGCCGCGGCGGGAGGCTATCAGCCATGCCTGACGTAGGTTGTTCAGACAGGGGACAGCGAGAGGTAGGCCCACGGGAAACCGGAGACATGGAAGTTAAGGCCTTTGGACCGTTAAACGCCCTTTGGCTTTCAATCTATGATGTCTACGGATGGAAGGCTGCTGCAGACTTTTCGGAGTATTTGGATTTTTATTATTACAACCACTTATTCACATTTACCAAGAAGCAGATTTTCCGCCATTTCACTATTCGCGGTGGATTGGTGAAACCTTTCGCGTTGTTCGAGGGCCTGTGTGCTACTCCCCCGGGAGGGTATTACAGTGTGCCTCAGAGTGGCCTTGATGCTGAGGCGAAGGCGAAAGCCCGAGCTGAACGCGAGGATGCGCAGAGGTTAGCCGCCAAGCTCCGAGCAAAGGCATACCGAAAGGAAAAGCCTAAGCAACAGAGAGAGAGAGAAGTGCGGGCTGAGCGTAGAGCGCAGTTCAATCTGATGTCCCAAATTCCCGCAGAGGAACAGGGCTTCGTTGATTGTGCTGTAGCTGCAGCAGCTGGCGGTGCCATAGTGGGTTTGTCCCATCTGGCACACCGCATCACTAAGAAGGCGGAGAAGTCTGCTGATGCAGTCTCAGATTTGATGGCTCAGGTTAAGCGTCGTTTGGAGGAATTCGCGGAATGGTGTAAGAAGACCGTGGGTGACATTTGGCTTGTACCCGTTGTCTTGCTTGCACATTGTGTGTTGTCATCAGTGTTCCACATACCTTTGGTGGCGACTCTGGCAGCTGCCATGTTGGCAAAGATGCTTGGCGAGAAAGCCTGGTCCATAGTGGCTGGGTATTTTAAGCCAGTCGAGCAGAGTGGTGACACGATTGCCGACATTGGCAGTTTGTTATGTGCACTTGTTTGTACCGTTGCAATTCCTACAAAGAATGCCAGCTTTGCCCTTGGTGAGCTTTTGAAGCGCATGGGCACCTTTAAGCGAGGCAAGGAGGGCTTTGAAGCCTTCTTTAAGATGGCATTGAAATACGCAGAGAAAGCGGTGAACACATTGTTATCTCTGTTCTCCAACAAATCCGTTTCATGGATGGACGAGTCAGAGCGTTTGGTTGATGCCTTTTGCTCTAAGGTCGATAATTTTGAGAAGCGGGCTAAGTCCACTACGGATGTAATGCCCATTGAATACCTTCTTGAGACTGTTGACTCACAGCTTGAGGCTATTGGCCTTAAGGCGACGGTTCGAGACCCTGCGTTGCGTATGCGTGTAGACCGTTATTTGTCCCGTTTGTCTGTGTTGCTCATTCCATACCAGAGTGCTATTACGAGCGCAAGGAACTACCGACCAGAGCCCACGTTCGTGTGCTTTTATGGTGAATCAGCTATGGGTAAAACCACGCTGGTCACCAAATTTGCATGCGCGATATTGGTGCGAACTGGGTTGGTGAAACCTGAGACTGCGCTTCGCAACCTGTGGCAAAAAGGTACAACTGAGTATTGGAACGGATATGTGAACCAGAAGTGCCTCATCATGGACGATTGTTTCCAGATTAAGCCCGTGAAGGGTAAAGATGACAATGAGTACATGAATGTGATTCGCATGGTTGGTAATTGGGCGTATGCGCTCAATTTCGCGGATCTTGAGAGTAAGGGCAAGTTTTACTTTGATACCCCTTTGATCATTGGCACCACCAATTGCGCCTGTATAGCCAATGAGGCAGGGCAGTTGATCAACCAACCTGAGGCTGTGGTGAGGCGCATTAAGCACCCATATCGCATTGAGGTCAACAAGGATTACCAGACAGAGTTTGGGAGGTTGGACTATGACCGAGTGGAACGAGAGTTTAACGACAACTTGAACCACTTGAGGAAGACCTGCTCCGAGGACCCAGATGCGTTCTTTTCCGCTTATCCCTGGGAGGCTTGGAATTTGGTTCGCCATGACTTCACAAACCCCCAGAACGCTGGCCCATACAAGTCTGTCAGAGAGCTGATAGATGATATAGTCTCGAATATACGTGAATCAGGCAAGAGGCACACGGAGGCGGTCAAGAATCTCGAGTTCTTTTTGGAGGGCTTAGCAAAGCCCCCCATTGACAAGGGAGAGAAGACCACCGCGGAAACTGAGCCCAAGGGCAAGGTAGTACCCGTGACCGAAGTGCCGGGTTCATCGCTTGTTTTGTTTCCATCACCTACTGAGATTGAGCCATTTGAGGCCACAGAGCAGAGCGGGCTGACATCTTTTGCTGATCTCGATCCAAGTCGGCTTGAGACATTCGCTGAGCTTGAGGAGCGCAAGCGCCTTGAAAGGCCTGAGTTTCCCCTCTATGGAGAGGATGCTCATGGTTCGGCAATGACGTTTTTGCCCCCTGTGAAGGAGGGGCGCTCTTTCAAGGAGATGTGCGTTGAGGTACGTAATGCCGTATATTCCTGGTTCGCCAGGTTTAAGGCAAAGTCCCCCATCTTCCTTGGTGTGGCTTCTGTTGGGGCTATATTTGCATTTGGGCCGACCATACTTTCCGTATTGGCAGCAGTGGCCAAAGGTGCCTACGAGGTGGGTGCCAAATTGGTCAATATGGTCACGGGGCGTGGTGTGCCCAGGAAGGCTAAGAACCAGAGCAATATTAAGACGGATGTCCCAGCCCCTAAGGGATCATTTCGCTCGCCCAAGGTGGAAATTCAGAGTACCTCATTGCCCGACATCATTCACGACAAGATATACCAGAACACGTTTTCAATGTCACTGGTTACCGAAGACGGAGATGTGTTGGTGGGGCAGGTCCAGTTTGTCGAATCCACTGTTGCCTTTCAGCCTGCGCATTTTACAGTGCAGATGCAGGAGAGATTGGCAGCCGGAACCACTAAGCTGACAGACAAAGTGTTGCTTTGCAAAGCGACTACTGAGTTTAAGCTAGAGTTGACGGTTAAGCAGTGGTTGGAGATACCCAGGGCCAAGGTCGCAGACCGGGACGTTGAATTTCTTAATTTTCCTCCTGGGACTCTTCAATGCAACAAGAAGATTACCCAGTATTTCCTCACCGACTCTCAATATGCGGACGCCATCAAGAGTGCCGCAGCAGTGCGCTTGGATGTGTGCAAGGTGGAGACTTTAAGCGGCAAACGAGTGTTGACTCGCCACACACTTGGAGCTAATAGCTTCGAGTATATGCGTAAGTTGACTACTGGCAAGGCCGTGTATGAGGATTTGCTTGGCTACAACATGAACACCGAGGTTGGCATGTGTGGTGCGCCCTTGACTATTGCAGTAAACCGCCATTATGGCGGGCGTTGCTATTTGGGGCTCCATACCGCAGGTTCTCCTGGGTACCTCTCCAGGAAGGGTTTCTGCACTATCGTGACCGCACAGATGGTTGAACAAGCTGTCAACGGTTTCAAGGCAGTGAGAGATAATTTCGCAGAGGACATGGAAGCCAGAGGTGTGCCCGTGGTGGACTTGAACTATCGCGAGGAATCCGGGCTGGTGGGAGACGATAAGCTCATCAAGGGCAGTTTCACATTAATTGGCATGGTATCAAAACCCGTGTCAATGAGCCCAAATACCAAGCTCAAGCCATCGCCAATTGGTGAGTTGGAGGTTTTTGGTCCCAATCCTCAGAAGCCCGCCCATATGAAACCCTTCTTTGACGCAGAGGGCAACTACATTAGCCCTATCGTAGAGGGGTTGAGGGCATATGCTAGTGATTTGGAGTACCGTGAGGTCCCCAACATTCACGCAATTGTTGCCCTTGCTACCAAACCTTTTCGAACAGCCTCGGTCAGCGACACACGCCATATTTTCAGTTTTGAGGAGGCGGTGGTGGGCGTTGAAGGGCTTAAAATAAAGTCTGTGAGCAGGGCAACCTCCCCCGGATATCCTTATGTTTTGGACACAAAGGGAGGCAAGAAGGCCTTCTTTGGAGCAGACGATGAGTTTGACCTGACTTCGGATTTGTGCCGTGAGTTAGAGCAGAGGGTTGAGTACATCATAGACAGTGCCCGCAAAGGTACGCGTTTAGCCCACGTCTTTATTGATTTCCTTAAGGACGAAACTCGCCCTATTGCTAAGGTTGACTCAGGTGCCACTCGTATCATCAGTGCTGCACCTTTGGACTATGTGGTTGCATTCCGACGGTATTTTGGCGCTTTTATGGCAGCCATGTTCCGACATCACACAGTCAGTGGCATGTGTCCAGGGATCAATCCATACTCCGAGTGGTGGGTCCTTGCATCGAAGCTTTCTAGCCGCGGTGACAAGGTCTTCGACGGAGATTTTAAGCGATTCGACTCTTCCGAGCAACCTTATTTACACGAGGTCATCTTGGAATTCATAAACCAATGGTACAATGATGGAGAGGAGAACGCTTTGATTCGGAAGGTCCTATGGTTGGAACTGGTCCATTCGCGCCATCTGTCTGGGGACAGCAGGAACCAGTGCTATTTGGTGCAGTGGAACAAGTCTTTGCCCAGTGGGCATCCCTTTACCACTCCCGTTAACTCGCTGTACTCACTTATCACCTTGACAGGTTGCTATACGCACCTCACTGGCGACTATGTGAACATGTGGAACAAAGTTTACCTTGGTACTTTCGGTGATGACAATATAGTTAACACCGGCGACGCCGTTTCCGAAGTCTTCAATCAGGTTACGGTGGCGTCTACTATGAAAGAACTGTTTGGTTTGACCTACACTGCAGGCAGCAAGGACGGAGAGCTCACGCCTTATACGACACTGGACAAATGCACGTTTTTGAAGCGGCGCTTTGTACCAGACGTTTTGGCAGGCGGCGGATGGGTAGCACCCTTAGAACCGTCGAGCTTTTTGTTCGTTCCATACTATTATAAAAATAACAAGGACATGGCGGGAGAGATTTTCCGCAACATGGAGAACTTGCTTGGCGAGCTTGCTCTGCATGACCAGGCACTTTGGGACGAACATTATCCCATCGTCGCAAGGATCATGGCTGATGCCCAGAAGGCACCAGACCATGGCGACCGCAAGGGCTATCGTCAGATGATGCAAGCCCGTGTGGATGCCTGGTTTTGACGTATATACGGGTGTAAAGGGAATAAATACGTAGATGCGTGGTCCCTATCATCGACAGGATGTCACAGCCCCTGCTTTTTAGCTTACTACTCAGGCGGAGCCAGAGAATCGCATCTCTGTGGATGGGTGTGAGATAGCCCACCACAGTATACATCTCACTAAAACAGATGATATAAGAGACATTGATCAGAAATGTGACGAGTTTGAGGGTATTTCAATTAACCCTGCTCCAGAAAGACTAGGAGTGACAGACATAGTAAATGAGGCCTGTACAAGCGTAGCCGTGGGGGTAGGAAAAACTTCCACCTTCATTAAAGGCGATAGCTCGTATCAGGATTTGTTGAACTATTTGGCAAGGCCTAGAGTTATTCAATCTGGTAGTATCATCACTACTAGAGGACCATTCATTGGTTCCAATGTCACTCGCTTGGCGCTCACTACCTGGTTTCCCCAGCTTAATGGACGCCTTGCAGGTGTATATGGGATCCGCTTCACTATCAAATTCACATTGGTTGTGGCGGCAACCCCTTTTCAGCAGGCATTGCTGTGTCAGAGTTTTCAGTATGGTGCGCCCCCTAATTCACAGGTGGTGTATCCCCGTGCTTTCAACTCGGCTATGGCTACTAACCTGCCACATGTTCTTCACGATATCGCGGAGACGACCATGTCAGAGCTAGAGGTTCCATTCCTTTATGCTTATGATTTCATGCCGCTTACCAATTCTGGAGTAAACCAGTCTGTGTTGACAGCAGAAGGTCTCGGTGAGTATTCAGCAAATACGCTGATGCCCTACCGCACTTTGGCCGGAGTTAATGCACCGACGTACAAGCTGATGGTTTCATTACATAATCTAGAGTTGATAGGTTCATACCCAACTACATACAACGCAATAACTGTGCAATCGGGTCTTTCCGGTAGCGCAATTACGAAGGAGGAGAAATCCGTTAGAGGTAGTGATAAAGTGTTGGCGCTTTCTGCAAAAGTGCGCACAATTTCTTCATACATTCCTTTTCTCAGTTCCATAGGCTCTACCACTTCCAATGTCATGGATTTGGCGGCTAATGTCGCTAGAGTTTTCGGTTTTTCCAAGCCCCAGCTTTTGGAGCCTCCCAACCGCGTAGTGAGATCCTCTTATATAGGGGAAGCGAACGTAGACATGCCTAGTGCATCTTTTGTTTTAGCACCATTTCAGAGCAACCGCTTAGCGGTGGACGCTTTGGCAGGTGGCACAGACGTTGATGAGATGGCAATACAGTATGTTATTGGGCGTTATGGGCAAGTGTTTGTTGGCAATATGGCCACAGTAGACGCGGCAGGTACAGCATTGTATGCCGCCCCTATTTGTCCCACATCTTTTTGGTTTAGGACGAATTCAGGTAGACCAGGAGGTAATATACCACTGCCTGCTGGATCTACTGCCGCCACTAATTCCATCGCATTGAGTCCATTAGCTTACGTTGCACAATTTTTCCGCTTGTGGCGCGGAACCCTACATTTTCGCATTACCTTCAGTAAAACAAAATTTCATGGAGGTCGCGTTATGATAGGGTATGTGCCCGAGCTGGATGATAACATCACCAACACTGTTCCGAGTCTGGTTGTGCCCATACCGGAAGTGGCATCTGGATCTCCTCAGCCTTTCAGTTATTCTAAGATCTTCGATCTGAGAGACGGTTCGGTTGTAGAGTTCGAGGTACCATATGTGTCTCACACGCCATTCACAGGAGTACAGTCCTCAACGGGCGGTGTCTCCATGATCATTATGGATCCTTTGGTTGTGTCTGGCGAAGTTGCCTCGACCATCGACTTTATGGTGGAGGTTAAGGCAGGTGATGATTTTGAGTTTGCATGTCCAGCCCCTCCCATGTTTGGAGTAGCCGTACCTGGGTCTAACAGCACTAATATAGCATTTTTGCAGTCGGGTCTAGGTGGTGTCTCCGATATTGGTGAGGCGAACCAGTATACCGTGGGGGAAAACATTCGCAGTTTAAAACAGCTGATGATGATACCCTCGTGGATCCTGGCGGACTTTGCTAACTTGACTATTACCAACACAACATTGTGGCCGTATTGGTTATTTGGCAGGCCCACTCCCGCCATCCCATATCCAGCCACCACTTCAGCACGCTTTGGCATGACTCGCAGTGGTTGTATTGCCGCCATGTACGCATATGCGACTGGTAGCACTGAACACCATGCGGTGCTCTATGGACCTCCTGTAGTGGGGTTTTCACAGAACATAGCGCAGGTCGGGACAGATTGTGGGGTTTTTCCCTCTTCACAGGGGGATCCTCGGGTTCGTGGTACTACGGGTGCCCAGCGCGTTATTACCTCACAAGAGGCTCTTCACGTAAGGGTCCCATCCTACCAGCGTACTGCGCGAGTGCCTATATATGATGGTAATACTTTTAATAACTTTACTGTTGGCAACCCTTTGCCTTTGGGCGCTGTTACGCTGACAAACAATGTTCAGCATACAGTTAATAATCAAACCGGTGGTACCGTTCGCGTGGCGTTCGGTAGATCCGCGGGTGAAGATGCCCGTTGTGTGGGTTATATTGGTCCTCCTCCTGTTGTCCTTTTACAGGGCACACAGACTTCTGTTTTCGACAGTAGTGGAGCCGCCAATTTGTAGTACTGCTTTAGTCGTCCTTCTTAGGGCGAGGTTCGCATGACCTTAAAGAGCTGCTAGCTGTTTGTATTCTCTGACCTGGAAAAGAAGGCCAGGCGTGAGTAACGCACACAGCTATTCAGGTTGCTTCGGCTACCTCCGGTATAAAGTCCGGTTCCATCCTTCCTTACACATTTGAAAAAGTGTGTCACGGCTGCTTTTAGCAGTTTCCGTTGTTCTTAGAATGAATGACTTGCATCCCCTCGCAGCCGTGAAGCCTGCGTTGATAGACCTGGGTGCAAAAGTTTGAAACTTTACCCAGCGGTTACCGACCTTGGCATGCGTGAAGCCCAGTCAAAAGAGACTGTGCTTCCGGTTTTTC